ACCGGCCCACCGAGGTGACGTTGTACCAGCCGGACTACACGGTGACGTTCGCGAACACGAACGGTGTGTGGTTGACGGTGGACCGGGATGAACACCGTCTGGGTCGGGTGCCGGTGGTTTTGATACCGAACCGGGCGCGTGGCTCGAGGCAGATCGGCCGTTCGGAGATCACCCGCCCTGTCCGGTATTACACGGAGGCGGCGGGCCGGACGTTGCGCGGGTTGGAGACGAACCGCGAGTTCTATAACGCGCCGCAGCGGGTGGGGTTGAACATCGCTGAGGAGATGTTTCAGGATTCGACGGGCAACGCGATCAGTCAGTGGACGGCGATTCAGGGCCGGTATTTGATGATCCCGCCGTCTGAGAATCCTGATGATCCGCAGCCGGACGTTAAACAGTTCTCGCCTGCGTCCCCGGCGCCGTATGTGGATCAGATTCGTGGTTATGCGACTTTGTTGGCTGCTGAGGCGGGTATTCCGGCCGCCTATTTGGGGTTCCAGACTGATAATCCGGCGTCTGCGGACGCGATCCGGGCGGGTGAGGCCCGTTTGGTGAAGCGCGCGGAGCGCAGGCAGGCGTCGTTCGGTAGGGCGTGGCGGGAGGTGGGCCGTCTGGCCCTGTTGATTCGTGACGGCGCTATTCCTGACGGGTATGACTCTGCGGTGTCGGCGAAGTGGCGTGATGCTGCTACTCCGACGCGGGCGGCGGCGGCGGATGAGGTGTCTAAGTTGGTGGCGGCGGGTATTTTGCCTGCGGCGTCGTCGGTGACTGCGGATCGGATCGGTTTGGCGCCTGCTGAGCAGCGGGTGTTGGAGTCGGAGCGGCGCCGCGTGGTGGGCCGGTCGGTGTTGGAGACGTTGCAGCAACGGATGACGCAACCAGCGCCGCCGCCAGCGCAGCCTGGGATTGTGAATGCCGCCCCAACTGGCTGAACAGGTAGCGGTAGTCAACGACATCGCGTTCGAAGAACTAGCCGCCATCTGGGCACTGTCCACGGTCGATGAGATCACCGAAGCCCTGCATGAGTTGATGCCGGGTTTCATCGACACCTGGAGCATGGCAGCAGCCGCACTAGCCGCCGACTGGTACGACGACCTACGCGAAACCGACGGCATCGCCGGACGTTTCACGGCGGTCATCCCCGACCTCGGCGACAAAGGGGCACACGAACTGGTCGGGTGGGCTACCGCACCGCTACAGCAGCCGGAACCGGACTTCGAGGCGGCGCGCGTCAACCTCGAAGGCGGGGCGCAGCGCCGGATAGCTAACTCGGCCCGCGACACCGTCATGCATTCGTCCATCGCCGACCCGAAAGCCAAGGGCTGGAAGCGCACAGGGGCGGGCAAGTGTTCGTTCTGCGCCATGCTCATCGGACGCGGAGCCGTGTACACGCAAACGAGCGTGCAGTTCAAATCGCACGACCACTGCGGATGCTCGGCCGCGCCAGCCTGGTAACCATCTAATTCTCGCCCCGATCGAACCGGCCGGGGTTTTCTTCAACCCAAAACTTGGGAGCAACAAGCATGACCGAACCCGTTCCACCCACTCTGATCGACGGCTCCGAACCGGAACCCGACGATGACACTGTCGAGCCGAAACCAGACGAATTCCCACCCGATCACCCCCTCGTCAGAACTCTTGCAGCCCAGAAGGCGCAGATCCGAGAACTGAAAACTAAAGCCAACCGGCTCGACCAGCTCGAGGAAGCAACCAAGTCGGAAGCCGAACGGGCAACCGACCGAATCGCCGCCGAAACAGCACGGGCAGACGCCGCCGAAGCGGCCCTGATCCGCTACGAAGTGGCAACCGAACAGGGTGTCCCCGCTAATGCGATGAAGTTCCTGACGGGCACGACCCGTCAGGAGATCGAAGCGTCAGCGAAGGATGTCCTCGAACTCATCGGGGAGGCCGCGAAACCGCGGACCCCGAAACCTGACCCGAACCAGGGCCGGACACCGCTCGAGGCGACCAGTCCGGCCAGCCAGTTCGCGTCATTCCTGTCAAACCAGCTCTCCAACACATAGAAAGCCTAAATTCCAATGGCAACTACTCTCAGCTCGGTCTCTTCGACCCTGCTACCACCCACCATCACCGGCCCGATCTTCAACAAGGCCACCGAACTGTCCGCCGTGCAGAGTTTGGCGCGCAGGGTTCCGCTGTCCGTCAGCGCCAACACCGCGATCCCCGTCCCGATGGATGTCCCCGTCGCCGACTGGGTCGCAGAGGGCGGCGTGAAACCGGCCGCGCAGGTCGGCACCGGCGTCAAGCAGATGACCGGCAAAAAGGTCGCCCTGCTGGTCCCCGTGTCCGAGGAGGTCGCGAAGACCAACCCGGCCGGCCTGTACGACCTGTTGCAGCAGGATCTTCCGGTCGCCATCGCCCGAGCGTTCGACTACGCCGTCATCAACGGACTGTCGCTGCGCACCGGGGCGGCGGGACCGTTCACCGAATACCTGGCGCTCGCCACGAACACTGTCGCGCTGGGCACAACCTCCACCGCGGCCGGCGGAATATATGTCGATGTGGTCACCGGCGCAGGCCGGGTCATCGACAAGAACTACGACTTCACCGGCATCGCCGCCGACCCGCGACTGAAGATCGACGCCCAGTTGCAGGTCGACACGCAGGGCCGACCCGTGTACACCGACTCGGTGAACTCGGCGGGCCATTCGGCGGGCACCATCGCCGGGTTCCCAACCGCATTCAACACCGGGGTTTCCGGCCGGTATGTGCGGGCCGGCGACAAGGTGCAGACCATCACCCTCGTCGGCACCCCGACCGGTGGCACGTTCACCCTGTTCTCCGGTGGGAACTCCACCAGCCAGGCATACAACGTGTCCGGCGCCACCTTGCAGACCGCGGTGCGGGCGTGGGGCGGCATCTACTCCGGTGTCACGGTCACCGGCTCGGCACCAGGCCCGTATGTGTTCACGTTCGTGGATGTCGCGTCGGGTGTGACCGCACCGGCGGCGCCGTTCGCCGTCAACCAGACCACCCTGACCGGTGGCACGGCGGCGGCATCGAAAGCGACCGTGGTGGCGTCCGGTTCCGGCGGCACCGATACCCTGTTGCGTGGTGTGGGCGGCGACTGGTCGCAAGCCGTGTACGGCGTCGGCATGGACATCAGCGTGCGCGTCAGCCAGGAGGCGTCGTACTACGACGGTTCGACGTGGCACTCCGCGTTCCAGGAGAACCTCGTTCTGCTCCTGGTAGAGGCGTATTACGGATTTGTGATGGGCAGCCCAGATGCGTTTGTTACCTATACCAAAGGGACAGCAGCCTTCTAATGCCCGCTGTGTCGATCACCGTCGACGACCTGGCGCCGTTCGCCGACATCGAAGAGGCGAAAGCCGAAGCGATGATCGAGGACGCGCTGGCGATGGCTGTGCTGCACGCACCGTGCATCACGGCCGAGGATTTCGCCTACCCGGATGCGGCCAAAGCCGTCATCCGGGGGGCGATCCTCCGCTGGCACGACTCCGGCACCGGCGCGTCACAACAGTTGACCGCGCTCGGCTTTTCGCAGGCGTTCGACACCCGGCAACAACGCCGGGGCATGTTCTGGCCGTCGGAGATCGAACAGTTGGAGAAGTTATGCAAGGCGTCGACGGCCGGACATGCGTTCGAAGTTGATTTGATGCCCGCCAACGGCGGCGTCCTGTCCGATGTTCCGGTGTGGGATTCGCCGTGAGTTTCCCAACCCCGTGGATTGTTGGGCATGAGGTGTTCAACGGTTCGGGCACTGATGATCTCGGCAATGACGCCGAATCGTGGGCGGCCGCAACCAATGTGCGGGTGATCGCTATCCAGCCGAGCGCGGTGGAGTCCGTCAACGGCTACACCTCGAGGGTGGTATCTGATGTGGATGTGGCGGTCCCCGCCGGCACGGTGGTGTCGGTGCGGGACCGTCTCACCCTGCCGGTCGGGTTCGGGCCGGGTGCGTTCGAGGTGGTCGCTGTCGAGGACGCGAACTATGGGTTCCATCAGTGGAATCCGGGCACCATCTTGAAACTCAAGAGAGTGACCGGGTGAATGGCTGACCGGCTGCGGTTCAACAAGCCGAACTGGAACAAGATGGTGAAGGACATCGTCGACACCGAATGCGTCAAACGGATGCACCGGGTCGCTGACGCCTGCAACGCCGGTCTACCGCTGTCGGAGAAAGCCGAATCACCCGCCAACTACATGGTGAGCGTGCAGGGCGACAAACCGTTGTCCAAACGCGGCTACCGGGCCACGGTGATCACCGCGACCGGGGCGGCGATGCGCGACAACGCCAGTAACAACACGCTCGTCCACAATCTGCACCTCGCGGGCGGCAACTAATGACCGCACCGGCCACCGGCGTCTACAAGTACGCACCGAAAGTGGTGCGCGACTACCTCACCTCGGTCCTCGACCCGGCGATCCGGGTCGCCACCGACGTACCGGCCAACCGGCCGACCCTGCTGGTCACCATCAGCACCGCATCAACCAGCGGCGGCGACAACATCGCCTTATCGCCACGCAGGCTGATCATTCACTGTTATCACCCCGCCGAAATGGCGGCCGGCGCACTCGCCGAAACAGTGTATGCGCACATGCAGGCAGCGAAACACCAACCGGGCAACGGGATCAGGAACGTGGTCCCCGTGGGCACACCAGCCCGGTTCGATGACCCAGACGATTCGACACCCCGATTTCAGATGACGCTCGACGTACTTCTGCGGGCGTCCTTCTAACCCCGAAAACACTTCCGCCTGGAAAGGCAAACGATCATGGCTTCTGACACCAAAAATGTGTACGCCGCCGAACCCTTGGCGACCGGTTCCTGCCTGGTGGCGGATCTGGGTACGGCCGGCCCGACCGACGCAACCACCGCGCTGGACCCCGCCGACTGGACCGACCTCGGCCATTTGGGTGAGGACGGCATCACCGAAACCACCGACCGCTCCATTGAGAAGAAAAAGAACTTCGGCGGCGCCACCGTCAAAGTCCTGCAAACCGACTACACCCACACCTACAAGTTCGTGCTGCTCGAATCGCTGAACGCGGATGTGCTGAAAGCGGTTTACGGCGAGGACAACGTGACCGTGACCGGCAGCGAGGTCGCGATCACGAAGAACAAGAAGAAGCTGCCGCACAAGTCGTGGGTGTTCGACACCACCGACACCGAACTCGGCGACGACGGCGCGTTCTACCGGGACTACATCCCCGACGGGCAGATCACCTCCATAGGCGACGTGGTCCGCGTCCACACCGACACCATCGAATACGAGGTCGAACTGGAGGTGTTCGAGGACGCCACCGGCAACCACGTCTACACCTGGACCGACAACGGAATCGCTTAAAGAGGAGCGTAGTTGTACGAACACAAAGTTGAGATCCCGCAGGATGACGGCACCACCGAAACGGTGGTGCTGTCGTTCAAACCCATCGAGGACTCGCCCATCGGCATCATGCGTCTGCAACGCTCCAACCCTGATGAGGGTATGTGGCAGACCTTCGAGTGGGGTTTGGACGCCGAGCAGTTGAAGATCCTCGACAAGCTGCCCCGCAAGTCGCTGATGGGCATCATCGTCGCCTGGCAGGCGTCCGGCGGTGTCGAACTGGGGGAATCCAACGCCTCCTCCTGATCATCGACAGGTACGGGGAGGCGTTGGAGGCGGACCTGATGAAAGACGGGCTGCGCCTGCGGGACTGCCCAAGTGAGCGGTTCAACTGGCGTGACCTGTCCGTCTATGTCCGGCATGTCGGTGTGGACTCCAACCTGTTCAGGGCGATGTTCCCCGACCGTGCCGGCTGGACGCTCACCAACATGTTGTTGGCTGAGATGGTCGACACCCTGCACTGGTTGCAGTGGGCGAAAACGAAGGACGGGCAGCGGGGCCGGAACCGGCCCGCGCTGACACCGCGGCCGGGTGTCGCACCGGCCGGTAAGTCCCGCAAGACGAAGGCGGCACCGTTGTCGGTCATCAAGGACCGGATGGCGCGGCGTTACGGGCGGGATGCCGATCCTGATCGGCCGGCGAAACTCACAACACTGTTCGATGGGAGGTGACTGATTGGCTACCGAACTCGCTTCGGGTTTTATCTCGTTGACCGTGAAATACGGCGATGCGATGAAACAACTGAACAAGGACTTCACGAAGGTTTCGGGGACCGCGCAGAAGTCGGGCACCAAGGCGGGCAGCGAGTTCTCGAAGGGGTTCGGTAAGGAGTCGGCGAAGGCCGCTAAGGGTGTTGACGGCGCGTTGAAGGGCGCCGACGCTGCCGCCGCGAAGCACGGTAAGTCCAGTGGCAGCAAGTTCGCGCAGGCATTCCAGTCTGAGACGAAGAAGGCCAAAGCGGTCCTCGGCGGCGCGGATATGGGTGCCGGGGCCACCGCGGGCGGTATGAAGATCGGGAAGCTGCTGGGCGCCGGGATGATCGCCGGGTTGGCGGCGGCCGGACTGACCAAGGTTGTGGACACGGTCATCGATCAGTTCAAGTCTGTGATCGACGTGGGTTTGTCCTACGAGAAGCAGATGAACAACTTGAAGGGCGTCACCGGGGCGTCCGCGGCCGACATGAAGAAACTCGGGGACACCGCGCGGGCACTCGGCTCTGATGTGAACTTGGCGGGCACCTCGAGCGCCGACGCGGCATCAGCGTTGACTGAACTTGCTAAGGCGGGGTTGACCGCCGACCAGGCCATCAGCGCATCGCGGGGCACGTTGCAGTTGGCGACGGCCGGACAGATCAGCGCCGCTGAAGCCGCTGAGATGGTGTCGACGGCGATGAACGTGTTCAGCCTCGACTTCTCCAAAGGCACGCAGGTAGCTGATGATTTCGCTGCCGCAGTGTTGGCGTCGTCACTGGATATGCCTGATTTGGCGCAGGCCATGCAGGCCGGTGCGAGCGCGGGCGCGTCGTTCGGCATCAGCATGGAGGACACCCTCGCCACGCTGGGCACGTTCGCGCAGTTGGGCATCAAGGGTTCCGACGCCGGGACGATGATGAAAACATCGCTGTTGGCGTGGCAGTCGCCGTCCGAGGCGCAGGCCGGGGCGATGGCTGACCTGAATTTGCAACTTGAGGACGCTAACGGCAATTTCGTTGGCTACCGCGAAATGATGGGCCAGCTCGAGACCGCGTCGAAGCGGATGACGCAAGCAGAGTTCAACAACGCGGCTGCCACCCTGTACGGGACGGATGCTTTCCGGGCGGCCGCGCTGGTCCGTATCGGCGCCACGAAGCATTGGGACCGGATACGCGGGGAGATCAACAAGGAGGGCCAGGCGGCGGAGATGGCGGCCGCGCAGATGGGCGGCGCCACCGGGGCGATAGAGGGTTTCAACAACACGATGGAAGGCATCCGCCTCGACGTGTGGGAACACCTCGGACCCGTCATCGAATCATCGATGAAAGATTTGGCTGGCTGGTTCTCAGAGAACAAAGACACGGTAGTCGGGTTCTTCGTCAGCATCGCTGATGCGGCGCTCGTATCCACTGACGCGATCCTCAAGGCGATGGGTCTGACAGCCGAAGGCATCGGCCAGCTCATCGCGCCGTTGGGTGACGTGCATGGCGCGTCGCTGCGGGTGATGGCGACGCTGAAACGGTTGGGCGGCGACACTGAACTGGCCGACAAGCTCGATGCGGAGGCTGATTCCGCGTTCGGGTGGGGCGAAGGGCTGACCGCCGCCGGGAAAGCTATGCAGGACTTCGACCCGTCGAAGCTGCACAAAGATTTGGAGGCGGTCGGCACCAAAGCGGCCGCCTCGCAAGCCAACGTCGACCTGCTGAAGACCGGTATTGAGACGCTGCCTGACGGCCACACGATTGTCATCAAGGACACCACCCCGGAGAACATCCAAAACGTCAAAGACCTCGGTTACGCCGTCAACCAGTTGCCCGATGGGCGTATGGCGATCCGCATCGAATACAAAGACACTGACGGCAACATCATCAGCCCGGATCAGTTACGGGTGTCGCAGCGTCAGCAGTCCGCCGCGGCGGGCAACGAAAACCTGCCAGGTCACGCGCGGGGCGGGACGGTCCGCGGTAAGGGCGGCACCGACAACGTGCTGGCGTGGTTGACCGCAGGTGAGGGTGTCGTCACCAAGGGTGCGATGGCTAACGGCGGCGCATCGCTGGTGGCCGCGTTGAACGCGGGCTGGACACCCCCGGTGGCGATGCTGAAGGCGATGCTCCCCGGCTTCGCGCAAGGACTCAGTCCGGGCGCTGACCAGTTGCGTTCCATCCTGATGCAGCAATGGCCGTCGCTGGTGAACGTCAACGGCGATGTCGGCCGCCAAGACTCCTACGGGGAACACTCATCCGGTAACGCACTGGATGTGATGATCCCCGACTACAAGTCCGAAGACGGCATCGCGATGGGCAACGCCGTCAAAGACTTCGTTGTGGACAACGCCGGCACCCTCGGACTGCAATGGGCCATCTGGCGGGACAAAATCTACAAACCCGGCGGCTCCGTGTCGTCCTACGGCAACCCGTCAAGCTCTGATGACAACAGCCAGCACAGAAACCACGTCCATGTGTTCCTGGCCGGTAAGGGCGTCAAGGCGCCAGCATTCAGTGCCAGCGCGCTCACGGGCGGCGGCGGGACCGGCGGGCGCGGCGGCGGCACCCGCAAGGCGACCCCGGCGCAACTGTCCGCAGCCCAAGACCGCATCACCGACCTCCAGAACCGTCTAGACGTGGACGAGCAGGCACTGACCGAATACGAGGCGAACCCGAAAAGCAAACCGTCGACGCTGCAACGCGCCAAAGACAAAGTCGAGAAAGACAAACGGGAACTCGAGCAAGCCAAGCAGAAACTCACCGACCTCGAGGCGCAGGTAGACAGCGCCGCCAACGATGCCGCCGACACCGCACTGGGTGGCGGCTCCGGTTCCGACAACCCGTTCGTCAAGATCACTGAGGGCATCGGCCAGTTGATGGATCTCGGCGTCGAGGGATTCAAGGAATCGTTCATGCCGCCGGGTTTCAGTGATCCGACGCAGTGGCCGGCCGTCAAATCGTTGGGCGGGATGCTCGGATTCCTGGGCGGCCTGGTCGGCGGATTCCCCGGCACCGGCGCCGCGGGCGGGCTGCTCAGCACACTCGGCGCGGGCATCACCGGCTCCGGTTCCGGTGTCGTCTCCGGTATCGCGTCGATGATCCCGCAACCGTTCGGCACCCTCGAAAACCCGGCAGTGACCGCAGACCAGTTCGCGAACGCCGGTGTCGCGCAAGGAGTCGGAACCGGCCCGCTACCCGGCCCCGGCGGTGTACCCGCCGCACCCGGCGCCGCCGGTGTCGACAACTCGGTCCACATCGGCCAAGTCAACGACGACGCCGGGACCGTACTCGACAAGACGCAACGCCAGCAGGCGTCGGCGCAGGTTCCGCATCTCGGCACCCGCAGGTTCGTCTGATGTCTTCACCGACCCCCTACAGTGGGCCGCCTTCTGAGAACTTCTTCCGCCTAGACAAACGGCTCCAATCGCTCGAAACGAAAATCATCTACATCGGCATACCGGACGGGAACGGGCGCAGACCCTATTGGGATCTGTGGGGCGCCCACGCAGGCGCGCAGGGCGTCCAGTTGGCGCCGCAGGTCGCCGGCCTGATGGGCGTGCCCTTTACTCAACTCATAAGCGAAGGCCCGTATCAGGTTGGGGCGACGTTCGAACGGGTCGACTGGAAGAAGCGGGAGATCCAGTTCGCGGCGATGATCGGCACCGGACAGCCCGACACCATATTCCGCTACCGGATGATCGAGCAACGCTGGTGGGCGTCCTGGTCCGCCACCGTCGACGGCTATTTGGGTGTGTTCACCCGCACGCACGGCTGGCGGTTCGTCCGGGTTCGGTTAGCTGAGGAACCGAAGACGATGTTCACGCTGGACCCGCAGGCGATGGACAACAATTTCATGCAGTGGGACATGAGTGTCATCGCGGGCCAACCACACTGGTGTAAACGGCAGGAAGTCGCCACCTGGGTGAATGACGGTGTCGGGGACGGCGGGATACCGGCCACCCCGTGGGACGAACTCGAGGAGTTTGTGGAGGACATCCTCGAAGGACTGATTCCCGGTGTGTCCGCGCTGGTTCCCGGCGCGCACATCGGCGAAGGCAACATTGTGGTCCCCAACCGTGGTGCCGAACCGGCGTGGGCGAAGTTCCTCGTGTCCTCACCGGGGCGGGCGTGGATAGAGGACGGCCCCGGCGGACGCATGGTGCAACTACCGCTACTCACCCCGACTGACGGCACCGTCCTTGTTGATACTGACCCGACCGCCCGGACCCTCACGGCCGCAACCGATCCCGTTGACCCGCTGTTCATGCGGATCGCACGCAACTCCGAACTGGTCAACTTCTTCTTGCACGATATTCTCGATACCGGGTTGCCGGTGTGGCGCAGGTTCAACGACCGGTTCACCACGCCGTGGCCGGCGAGAACCGTCAACCGCATCAAAGTCCGGCACTCCAATGCGGGCGGCAGCATCACCGCGATCATGCCGCAGCGTTACGGGATGGCGTTCGCCTGATGGCGCTCATCGACTTCCCCGACTACAGCATCGACTTCAACGAGGCCGTCAAGGGCGCGCTCAACGCCATCCCCGAGGCGATTGTCGGCCGCCACGGTGTCCCCGATTTGACGCATCCGATGTCGTCGTACCGGTATTTGGAGAAGCGCCGACAGACGATCATCGAATCGGTCAAACAGCGTCCGCTGCTTCGGTTGTGGGACAAGGACTGGCAGTACGTGGGTCAGATCGCGCAGGAACGCAGCGTGATGTGTGAGGAGGTGATGGCCGACGCCGGGGCGGGCAGTGTCGTCATCCGCCGCGACAACTGGCTCAGCGATTTCATCCTGTACGACCGCCGCGTCGAGGAGGATCTGCATTTCACGCTGGACCCGATAGCAACCGCACCCGATTGGCGGACACGTTGGGGCGGCAAGATTATCGGCGTCAACGCGAAACGTGACAGCGGCGGCCTGCACACCGTGGAGTTGGAGATGATCTCCAACCGCGCCCACCTGTCCCACATTTTGGGCGGCGCGAACCCCATCTTCCCGCCCGAAGTCCAGTTGCCGAAAATGTGGGTGCTGCCCTGGAATTGCCGCACCGCGGTAACGATCACCCTGTTCATCAATTTGATGCGCCAGTTCTGCCCGTTCCTGTCGATCCCCACCAACATTTTAAACCCCGGCGCCTGGCTGGGTGTCGGTGCGCTGCAAGGGATCGACCCGCTGTCCTGGCCGATACAATGCCAGTTCATCAACCCCATCCTCGACCAGTCGCGGTTCACCATCCTCACATCGCGGTGGACGGACCTGCACACCGTCACCGCACCACTGTTGGAGGACGCCGGCTGCATGATCCGCGCCTACACATGGTTGACGGAGGACACCACCAGCCCGCACCCCGAACTTCATCTCGGTTTGAAAGAGATGCCGATGTTCGGGCCGATCCTCAAACAGATCGGCGAAACCACCGGGCTACCCACAGATCTGGACGAGTTGGTCCGGCCGCACCGCAACTGTGTGGTGATGGCCGTCGAGGACAAGTCGGGCACCACCGGCCCGACCGGGACGCTGCTCGACGGGCCGATCAAGCTGATCGCCTCGACCGCCGATGATCTGATCACCGAGATCGTGTACCCCGTCGACAAGGACATGGATGGGTCGACTGATCCGTTCTTCCGTAAGTTGGCGATGGTGGCACCGGAGCCGCCGTGGGTGGTTTTCCGCGACGGCGAATACTCGGGAATTGTCGAGTCGCAGCGCAGCCTGCATGGTGCGACGGCCAAGACCATCATGGTCGGATCGAAGTCGCCTGGCTGGGTCAACCAATTGCAGACATTCGCCATCAAGTACGGACTGTCCCAACTGTCCGAATTGATTTACGCCGCATCGGGTTTCGCCGTGTCTGGGTTCATGGCACCCGGTACTCCCGGCCTCGAGGAGCTATATCAGGGCCAGCTCGACGACACCCTGCTCGCGTGGCAACGCTTCACGGACCCGGTACGCGCGATCCGCATGGGCGACTTCGGTTTCCTCGAGCATTTCGAGGGCGGCTCCGGTTCCGCGTACACCGTCTCGGCCGTGATGGATTTACGGACCGGGCACTGGAAAACGAGAAGTTACACAAGTTTCTCGACAACGATCCGCAACGGCGCACCCTACCTCGCTAACGTGGACTTTGTTCTCGGGGACCGGGTTGCGTTCGAGATGGGCAACATACTGCACGTCGACCAAGTCACCGCCATCCGCTACTCGTGGGATTCTTCGACGCCGATCACCGTAGAACTGAGTATCGGCCGCGACACCGAAGAGGAAGACCCGGTAGCCAAAGCCACCAGAACGATTGCAGCAGTGTGGAACATGGTCGGGCTGTTCGCCGGGAGCGGGGATCTTTTCTGATGCGGTTGAAACTCGAGGGTCCGTTGGACACCGCGGATGATCTGCCCACCCACCTCGGGCCTGATGACATCGGGGCGACGTACTGGTGTGGTTTCACGTGGCACATATGGTGCGGGTCGGAATGGATGCGGGCCATAGCGTCAACCACGGTTCCCGCATGATGGACCGTAACGCCTACCTGTCCGCCGTGTATGGGCAGATGCTCGACTCGCTGCACTATCCCGTCGCGAAAGACGGGTCGGTCATGGACGCCTCCGGCATAAAGGCGTGGGTGTGCTGGCATCTCACCAGAGACGGTTGGCGTAAACCGAACAACACCGATGGTTTACCGCTCATCGAGGAATACGACGATCCGCTGATCAAGAAGCAGCGGGTGTACGGGCCGGGTGTCATGGAAGACGCCGTCACATGGGTGCCACCCAGCGCCCCGGATGATCCGCTGGCCGACCTCGAGCAGATGACCGTCGCACAGATCGAAGCCCTACCTGACCATTTGAGGCTGGAAGCGAAACGCCGACTCGGACTCGCACCACCAGCCCCGGAGCATCAGCCGGCGCTGTGGTCGGTGCAGCCGTTCGTCAGCATCACCGACGAACCCGATACCGAAACCGATTGGAGTACAACTTGACTGAGGAATGGCGACCCATCACCGGGCATGACTACGAAGTCAGTTCCGCAGGCAGAGTCAGATCCCTCGGACACTATCGGAACAACCGATGGGGCACCCAATGCTGGCACGACGGCAAGATCCTCAACGGGGAGTCCCGTAACAAGTACGGACACCGTCGCGTAACGCTCTACCGGGATACAAAACCCGTCCGCCGCGCCGTTCACCAACTGGTTCTCGAAGCGTTCGGCGATCCACGCCCGGAAGGTATGTGGGCGTTGCACCGCGACGGCGACCCAGCGAACAACACAATCGAGAACCTGTACTGGGGGACGCCGTCGGAGAACCAGTACGACAAGGTGCGCCACGGAAACAACCAGAACGCCAACAAGACTCACTGCCCGCAAGGGCACCCACTCGACATGGCACGTTTCGTGCACGGCAAATTCCGAGCGCGATACTGCGGAACCTGTGACAGAGCCCGTCAGAAAGCTCTCAGACTGAGAAAGGTCGCAGCATGACCGCCCCGGGCGACGCCGTTTACTTGGGCTCTATCCTCACAAATTGCCACATCTGGGGGGTGGTCAGTGATCTGGATACCCCGTCGATGATGTCCGGCAGCTTCGAGATTTTGGGCAACGATGGTGCGATCACGTTGGATGCGCTGGTCGGCCCGAAGGGCAATCCGGGTGTGAACGCACCGATTGTGGACATGCAGTGGTCGTCGATCACCGAGGTGGAGGATCTGCCTGATGATCTGACCGACGACGAGTCGGATATCGGTAAAGCGTGGTGGATCGGCAACCAGGTTTACGTCTGGGACGGCGACCAATATCGGGCGTATGCGATGGGCACGCAAGGCCCGCCCGGACCCGTACCGGACATCAGCCCGACGGTGGAGCTGGTCGACCCGCTCGATGATGACCTGGCGTCGGAGATCATCGTCACCGGTACTGCCGCGAATCCCGGTTGGCATTTCAAACTGAAGGCGCCGCAGGGGCCGCAGGGCGACAACGCGACCATCCGTGACGCTACGGATTACGACGAGACGACCACTGGGGCACCTGATATCGGTGACACGATTGTGTGGGACGGCACCAACTACAGTCCGAAACCGGTCGGCACCATCGTCCCGCTGACTTTCTCGGTTCCCGAAGCCAATTTCACGAATTTTACGGGGATCGCAACGAGGCAGCAGATCGCTAGCTTTGTCATCCCGCCGCAGGACTTCGACTGCATCCCGTGGGTGCATGGACATATTCGTGCGGTCGGTGTGGAAGCTGACAGTGATCCTTTGATCCTGGGTTGCGAGGTCCGGTTGGGGCACGCCACGTCGGGGACGTTGATCGCCCGCGGGTTCGGTAACAGTTCGACGTGGACGACGATTGTGCCGCACTACTCCAGTCCCAGCGCGACCAGTGTCGCGGTCACACCCGACAACGGTGTCGGTGTACTGGCGGCCGGCTCCACCGGCGCCACAGCGACGATATACGCCAATCTATTTAATGACGGCATCGCCGGGGCGTACCTGTTCAACCGCAAGGACGCCCAGTTGTCGATTCTGCTGATCCCGGTCGGCTGACTTTGCCTCGCGCTATCGACCTCCGCCAACTTGAGGCGGACTACGACCCGAACCGCTCCGGCACGGAGTTCCATCTGGGTGCGTACACGTCCGGGTTCGCCGAGATGTGGCAGAAGATTTTGGCGAAGGTTCAGGAGGATCTCGAGGCGTCGGTCATCGCGGCCATCGAAGAACTTCTCGGGATAGACCTGAGTGTCTTCGACTTCGGTTCCATCTCCTCCATCGACGACATCATTGCCGCGATCACCGGCCTGATTTTCGGGACCGGCGGCGACCCGACCGACCCGCTGGCTGTGTTCTTCGCCAACGTCCGCGACTTCTTCACCGGTATCGACTTCACCGACGGCACATTCGATGTGGCGGATGCGATCGACGCATTCCAGACCATCTTTCTGGATGCCGGGAAGTTGTTCAACCTCGAAGATATCGGGGAGATCGCGCAGGCCAAGATCGCCGACCTGACCACCAACTTGTCGACGTTGTTCGGGCACTGGTCGTCTGTCCTGTCGGGGTTCGGGTTGGGTTCTGTACCCGCGTGGGTCAGCGACCTGCTCGGCACGAAGTCGACGGCTTCCACCGCGGGCACGAACGCCACCACGGCGCTCGGGAACTTCACGTCGATCCTGTCCAGCTTCGGACTTGGAACTGTCGGCGACTGGATAACCGACCTGCTGGGCACCAAAAGCACCGCCAGTACCGCGGGCACCAACGCATCCACCGGCCTGTCGAACTGGACAAGCTTCCTCTCGGGTGGTTCCTGGGCGAACATCGGGGCGGCCAACACGAGTCTGAACACCACCGGGACGAACGCATCCACGGCGTTCGGCAACTTCACGACCCTGTTCTCTAACTTCTCGGTAGCCAACCTGGCTGCCTGGTCGGCTGACCTGCTGGGAACGCGAAGTACGTCGACCACCGCAGGGACGAACGCCACCACAGCGATAAGCAACGCCGGGACGGCCCTGACGAGGGCGCAGGACTGGATTGACGGCTTCTTCAAAGGGTTCACGGGCGACGACAACGCCGTGGCTGTGGCTGTGGCTGACGCCCAGTCACAGGTGGCGGCCATCGCTGAGACGCAGGCCGCGCTGGCTGCCGCGCTGGCCGCTTTGCAGTCCACCGCGGACGGCACCGTCAACTCCGGTGTCTCCTTCACCGACAGCTTCGACCGGGTCGCCGCGGGGAGCCTCGGCGGGGCCAGCTACTGGAGCGAGACGGTCACCGTCGGTTCCGGTACGGCAGTCATTGAGTGCAACGGCACCGACGCCGTCCCCAACGACGGCGCCACCAACGTCGTCAAAGCATTCAGGTTCCGGTCCCTGCATGCCGCCGGGTCGGTGACCACCACCTCGTACCAGAAGCTCGTGTGGACGTGCGGGTCGCTCGCCCCGCAGGGGCCGTCGGGTGCGAGCAACTACTGGCACATCCGGCTGCTGTTCCGCATGAATACTGCCGAAACGCAGTACGGGTTCCTTGAGTTCACCGACAACAACAAAGCGCAGTGGGGATATAGGAACGCCGGGTCGGACACCTACGTCGGCAGCCAGTTCGCCTGCGCCCGACCGTCGCCGGGCACCCAGATGATCGTGGAAGCCGGAACGTCGTCCGGGGTCCGCTTCTACAAGTTGACCCGCAACACCACCGTCATCGACACCTGGAACGACTCGTCGTCGGCGCTGGTGACGACCGGCGCGTCCAACCTCGGGTGGGGGTGGGGCGCGCAGTTCGGCACATGGTCGTTCGTGACCTCCAACAATCAGGTCGATCCGCCGTCCACCGGTTCCGTCTCGGTGGCCGACAACGTGCCGGCCGCCGTCCTGGGCACGTTCTGCCGGGTGGTCCGCACCTCGGGCAGCAACTCGGCCGCGACTTCGGGCACCTCCGAGCAGACGCTCCCGGCGAGCGTGTTCGACTCCACCCCGGCGCAGATCAGCGCCGACCTGACGTTCACGCAGGCCAGTAACCGGATCACCGTCACCAAGCCGGGGCCGTACATTTTCACGTTCCGGTTCGACACCGCCACCGGCCTGGGCATTTCCGCGCAAACCACGCGGGTGTTGATGTACGTCAACGGGTCGATCAAGCAGCGCGGCCCCGACCAGCAGCTTGAAGGTTCCAGCACCGTCGACGGCTTCGGGTACACGTTCATGGAATACCTACAGGCCGGTGACTACGTCCAACCCGGCGTGTGGTTCCAACTGTCGTCGGCCGTCACGATGTACGGGGACGCCAGCGGAACCATCACCTACATGTCACTGACCAGAATCCCTGTGGCGTAAGGAAATCGGAGGAGAACGACTGATGACCGAATTACCGGTGGGTGCGGTGAAGAAGCACCCCGACTATCCGGGGACGCCCACCGTGGCGATCCGCACCCAGTGGGACGACAGCATCGACAACAACGGCTGCCTGTCCTGGCTGACCAGCAACGCTGTCGGCAGGGGGTCGCACTTCGTCACCTCCGCGATGGTGGCCGACTGGCCCGATGTCGACATGGGCGTTCCGCCCGTAACTCCCTGAACCCTAACCAGATACAGGAGCAGAAAATGGCATTCAAGACGTTCACGAAAGACCCCAACGCGGTATTGGACTATGTGTGGGACTGGAGCAAGTGGCTGACCCCGGTCAGCGACACCATCTCCACGGCGACCGTCACCGCGGGGACGGGCATCACCGCGGCGACCGCTTCGCACACCGGGACCACCGTGACCTCCATGATCTCGGGTGGCACCGAGGCGACGAGCTACGACGTGGTGTGCCATATCGTCACCACCGGCGGCCGTACCGACGACCGGACTATCAGCATCAAGATCGTCTCCCAGTAGTCATGGCGACTCTGCCCGCGGTGTTGCCGTTCATTCTCGGCGAAGGCGGCGCGGCGCCGGTACGCACGGTGCGGATCGTGGTCGTCGCCGCCGACCCGAGGACCGACGCCGTCGCCGCCGAACCGCGGGTGCATGCGGTCGCCGCCGCGGAGCCGAGGGGTTACGCGGTCGGCGCCGACGCACGCACGTTCGCCGTCCCAGCCGACCCGCGGGTGTACACCCCGGTCGCCGACAGTCGCACCGTTTCCGTCACCAGTTGAGAAGAGGAACCTGAGACATGAAAACCACGTGGACTGACGGTGAGATGATCACCGGCACCGTGTTCAGCGAACTGGCCGCCGCCGCGGCTGCCGGCGAAGGCCAGTACGGCATCCCCACCCTGACGATCACCACGACCGGGGGGGCGCCGATCGTCGACAAGGTCACCTACATCACGTCCACGTTCAAGGTGGACGGGTCGACGGTGACCGGCGGCATGCGTGGGCGCGGGAACTCCACATGGGTGCTGCCGAAGAAGCCGTACCGCATCAAACTCGACGCCGCCGCCGCGCTCGCAGGGCCGGGTGTGGCCGCGTCGAAGAACTGGGCTTTGTTGGCGAACTACGCCGACCAGTCGATTGTTCGCAACGCCGTCGCGTTCGAGATGGGTTCACGGCTGACCGGTTTGGCGTGGACCCCGAAGTCGCGGCCCGTCGACCTCGTTCTGAACGGCGTCTACCAGGGGCTGTACCAACTGACCGAAATTGTGAAGTTCGAGCCGGCGCGTGTGAACGCAACCGCCGCGACCGGCACCACCGGCCTCCCACTGACCGGCGCATATTTGTTGGAGATCGATGTCCGCCTCGGCGGTACACATTATTTCAACACCGTCCACGACAACCTGCCGATCAACCTCGACGACCCGGACGGGGCCACCGCCGCGCACGTCACCTACATCACGAACTGGATCAACAACTTCGAGACCGTCCTGTACGGGACGGGCTGGCTGGACCCCACCGACGGCTACACCAAGTACGTCGACCTGAACAGTTTCATGGACTGGTTTCTGATCAACGAACTGCTCGCCGGACCTGACGCCGGGTTCGCCGCATCGTGCAAGTTGTACAAAACGCGGGACGCCACCGGGGTTCCGGGGCGGCTGTTCATGGGACCACTGTGGGACTACGACCTCAGTATGGGTCTGATGGGCGACAGCGCGTACTCGTCGTCGGGCTGGTGGCTGGGCACCACCAACGTCATCGGCGCGCCGTCGACGGGTGCGACGTGGATGCACCGGATGCAGGCCGATCCGGCGTTCGAGACGGCGCTACGAGCACGGTGGGCGCTGCTGATGGCAGCCATCGGCAACATCGGCACGTTCGTCGACGCGGCGTTGCAGAAGGTCGCCGTGTCACGGGTCAACGATGCGCTGATCTGGGAGGACCGCCCCGCCTGGCAGGAGTCGGCCGACCAGTTGAAGACGTGGATCGCCGACCGGGTCGCGTGGATCGACGCGAACCTTCCCGGCACCGGACCGCCGGACACCACCGCACCGGCCGTGCCCACCGGACTCGCGTCGTCGGCCATCACAGCCACCGGGTTCGGCCTGACGTGGACGGCGTCCACCGACGACACCGCAGTCACCTCCTACGACATTTCCACCGACGGCGGAACGTCGGTGCGGACGACGGCGACCACCAACTCGAAGACGGTGACCGGCCTGACCGCGTCCACCGGCTACAGCGTGAAGGTGCGCGCGAAGGACGCGGCCGGGAACACGTCCGCCTACTCGTCGGCGCTGTCGGTGACGACCATCGCGGGCAGCGGCGTCACCGTCCCGACACCCGTGTCGTCGTTCGACTTCGCCGAAGGGGCGGGCACCACCGCAACCTCGTCCATCGGCAGCTTCGTGCTGACAGCAGGCGACCCCGTCACCTGGGTGTCCGGCGGCGGGATCAGGCGCGGCTACTTCGCCGGCCCGGTCGGACCCACCGCCGCGATTTCCGCTTTCTCCGCCGCGTTCGAGGTCACCCTGGACTCCATCACCGACGGCATCACGTTCGCGCAGATGGAAGGGTCCAACAATTTCAGCATCGAAGCGGACCGCCGCGCGTCGGTGTACGCCGACTTCGTGACCCGCACCAACACGTCCGGGCCGCAGATGACCATCGGCACCAAATACACCCTCGCCTACACCTACAACTCGTCCGGCGTGAAAGCCTATTTCAACGGCACCGAGATCATCTCCTACGCGTTCACCCCGACCACGAACCTGGGGAGCGCCGGGGTGTGGCTGACACCGCCGGAGTGGCAGACCAGTGACGAGGCGACCATCTGGTCGGCGAAGTTCTGGAACGTCACCCTGACCCCGACCGAGGTGGCCGCGCTGTGACGCTGATAACGGGGACCGTCGAAACCATCGCCGGGGCGCCCGACCCGGCCCGGTGGGTGTTCGCGTCCCCCGTTTTGCGGGAGTCGTCGGACGGGGACGCGGTGGTCACCACGAAACGTGTCGCCGCCACCCCTGTGGCTGGTGTGGTGAGCGTCGACCTGGACCCCGGCCCGTGCGTCGTCACCCACAAGAATGCGGCCTATCAGGTCACCGTCCCCGCTACGGATGTGGACTTGTGGGATCTGATCTCCTCGTCGGTGGCGATACCGCCTGCGACCACCGACGCCGTCATCGCGGCAGCAGTAGCCGCCTACCTCGAGCTGCACCCGGTGGAGGGCGGTGGCGGGGGTGGCGCCAGCCTGAGTGTGTCGCGGACCGCCACCACCGTCACGGTGGCATCCGACAGTGGCACGGACGCCACCCTGCCCGCCGCGGACAGCAGTAATGCGGGTGTGATGACCGCGGCCATGCAGACGAAGCTGGCCGCCGTCACGGGCGTCAACACCGGGGACCAGGACCTGTCCGGGTTCGAGACGACGGCTGCGGCTGCGGCTGCGCTGGCGGGCAAAGCAGCCGCCGTCCACTCCCATGCCCAGACCGATGTCACCGGCCTGGACACCGCACTGGCAGCCAAAGAGGGCATCGCCAACAGGGGCGCCGCCAACGGCTACGCCCCACTGG